CCGCTGCACAATGGGGTCCGTGGACGCGAGATTCGCATTGCGCCAAGCGCGTTCGTTTGCTTCTTGCTGCTCGACTGTAGGTGGCGGTGGGTCGATCAGCACTGGTTGCCCATCGTCGCGTGCGCCCATTTTCTTCGGGCTGCGCGAAAGCTCTTCAAGCAATGCTTGCCATACATTTACAGGCACTTCCACGACGTCGTCAGGCATGTTCGAGCCATGCATTTCCAACGTATAAGCCCCTAGGGTGGAAGGGCTGAAGAACACCATATCAATCATCATCAAACTCCTATCGCACGCCAGAAGATGCCCCAGCCAGCCAATGTGCTGCCGTCTGAATTTTGTACCCGTACAGTGCAACCCGTATTTTTAATTGATCCGTGGATGACGCAGCTTTTCAGTCCAACCGCGCCAATGTGAGTCGGGATGACATTGCGCAAGGCGACGGGAAAAGCGGTGGGGAAGGTAATGTAGACGTAGCCATCGGCGTCCGTTTGGCCGGTGCCCCATTGTTCAATGACCCCACCTGGTTGCCGATAGCCGCTCTCCATACTCCGGATGGTAAAAGCGGGCGAGTACCTCAACGCCGCGTCTCCGCCTTCAAGTATCCAACCGGTGCCCTCATTGACCTTCCGGAAGACAGCCATTGTCGATGGCTCAATTGCCAGTGGACCAGAAACGCCATTAAGCGTGGTCAGTCGTTGACCGTTTTGAACGGTGAGAAAGAGGGGGCCTGAGGTGCCAGCCAGTACAGTGACTACGGCCCCCAAGGGGACGGCAGCGGCGTCGGGTAAGGTCACCGTGGCGCCTGAGCCGGACATGGTAACCAAGCGTCCGACATCAGCCGAAGAAAGCAGCATGTTGCCGCCGTAGATCACTGAACTCGAATAATTACCCTGTGCTCTTTGAACGAACTCGGTCGTGGCCAGCGCAATGGAGCTATCGAATTGCGGGCGGGTGTGGGTGGTTGGGTCAATCAGGGCCGGTGCCTTGATTGGCGCAAACCCGTGAGTCACGTTCTGGAATGTCAACGCGGTGGTGCCCAGCACAATTACCCCGTCGGAAACCAGCTGCCAGCGCGTGTCTGCCTGCGTAGCGCCTTGCTCGACCGACACCAGCAGAGCAGATGTCACCTCGGTATTCTGGTCTGCGTCGGGGCTGCGGATCCACGGGCCGGCTCCGCCGATATAGATACCGTTATCCTTGGCTACAGTTTGGTTTTTGACCAATATGCGCTCACCCTCGGCAAGCGCTATTGAGTCGATTTTTTGGAGGCCTGCCAAAGGGATGTTTTGCGTGGTGGCGACACGCACTGATTGTTTGGCATCGCGCTTGTTCAGCTGCTCAATAACTTTCGTATCAACATATTCGCGAGTCGCCAGCACCACACTGGGGTCAATCTTGAGCACCACATTAGCGGTGCTGCTGATGATAAAGGTCATGCGCACGACCTGCGTCCTACCGGAGCCCTGAGTGAGCAATGGCTTATAGCTTGGTGCGCAATTGGAGACCGCCACCAGATCGCCGTCGCCGTCATACAGCCCCACTTCACGCACCCACCAACCGCCCACCTCGGCGGGAATAACTTGCTCGGCAATCAGCAAGCCGGGGTTTTTGTCGTCGGTGGTCAGTTGGTTGAGCGGAGCGCGGCGACGTTCGTTTGTGAGGCGCGTTTGCAGCCGTTCAGGGATAGGGTCGGCACCATTGGCATCGCCAACTCCCATGTGGGTGATGAGCCACGGGATGCCGAGCGCGTCGGCATTCGCTTGTTTCGCTTCGCCGACCGCAGTGAGAATCGCGAGAAATTGTGAGGTCTGGTCAATCATGGGTACACGTCCAGGGTGTCGATGCTGTGTTCCGCGCCGGTCATTCCGATGTGGCCGATGACTTCAATATCGCGCTGCGCGGGTGGATAAATGTCGGTCTGGTCGCCTTCGAACAGGCACGCGCCGATGTGGATCTGGCCGCTGGTTGCCAGGCTGATCGCCAGCCCGGTCAGATGGCGGCTCAGGGGTTTGGCGTCGTCGATCAGCCAGGTCAGTTCCTGGTACATCTCTTCAGTGATGCCGGTTTCAAGTACGCCCACGGTGAGCTGGAAGGTGCCGGGAATGGTTGGCGGCATCTCTTCCCACCACTCGCTGACCTCGATCAAAAATCCTAATGGCTCGACAACTCGCCGCAACGCGCCAATGGTGCCTTTGCGTGAGTGGACGAAATGCGCCGAGCGGATCGCCGAGCGCTTGGCTGATTCGGGCCAGCGGCTGTCCCAGCGATCTACTGAAAATGCCCATGCCAGGTACGGCAGCAGAGCAACTGGACACGTCTCTGGGTTGCACAACTGACGCAGTGGAATGGGCGTGCGCTGAATTTGCGCCAGCGCTTCGGCTGCCAATCGTTCCAGTGATGTAGCGTTGCCAGGAAGCAGGCCCATCAATCGGCCCCCAGCGAAATATCGACGCCGGTGCAGTAGGGCGCTTGTTGCAGGCTGGCTTTGATGTCTTTCCAGCCCGTCAGCACGACTTTGCGCACGCCCTCGACATGCAGGGCGGCATGTAACGCTGATTCTGAGATTTCCATACCGAGCCGCCTGCGCTGGTGGACATAGGCGAGCAGGCGTTTTTCAGCTGCAGCCAGAATGGGTTCAGATTCCGGGCCGATGGTGATCAGGTGCAAAATCGCTTTTATCTGGTACGGCAGAACGTCGGCGCTTTGGACAGTCAGGCGATCGGCTACCGGGCGGCGGTCTTCATCGCCCAGGTATTGGGCGACGATGGTCAGTAAGTCATCGGGGCTGGCACCATCGCCGGCTACTGATTGAACTGTAACGACCACAACGGCCGGCGTCGGGCTATCGGCCGTTGCATCGGCCACTCTGCCATCAGCCGCGCGGGCGTGGAAAATGTAGCTATTGCGCGGACCGGCTGTGCTCAATCCCTCCCATGCCATTTGTGCGCGCTCGCGCAGGCTGTCGTCACTTTCCATGATACGTAGCACCGGTGGTGACGATTTCGGATTGCCTTGCTGAATCACCAAACGTTTGACGTTGTAGTTTGCGGCGAGTTGTTCCAGGTCGGTGCCTTGGGCGCTAGACAGCAGGTTGGCTAACGCTGCCTCGTTGACGCGCTGTCGCCAGATCATTTCGCGGTAGGCGTTTTCCTGCAGCAACTTGGTGAGCGGTTCGGACTCCAGTGCCAAACGTGCGGCGATCTCGCGTTGTTCTTCCAGCGGCCAGAGGCTGATGGCGTAGGCTTTGCGCTCGTTGAGGATCTGCTCGTAATCCAGCTGCTCGACTACCTGCGGGGCAGGTAGCTGACTGAGGTCGATGGCGGCGAAGGTGTTCAAACGCTGCCCCCCAACTGCAAGGGGATGCTCAGGCTCATGGGTTCGTGGTCGTTGATGATGCTGCCGTGCAGATCGAGCACGGATTGCCCTTGCAGGTCAGCGCCGAGCAGCTGCACCTGGCTCAACCGAATGCGTGGTTCCCAGCGCATCAGTGCCATGGTTGTGGCCGCATAAACACGCAGGCGGGTGATGTCGTTGAAGGGCTCGTCGATCAGCTCCGGCAACAGGCTGCCGTATTCCCGGCGCATCACGCGGGTACCGATGCGTGTGGTCAGGATGTCCGTGACCGATTGGCCGATATGCTCGCGGGTGCTGATGGAGCTGCCGGTAAGCCTGTTCATTGCGGTGGGCTCGTCGGCGCGCCGAGGTTGCCGACATGCAGGTGTTTAACCAGGCTGATGCCGGCAGCGATCACATCGGTGGCGACGGTGACTTTGCCGCTGACAGTTTGGTCCCCGGTCTGGCTGTAACTGCCGGTATGCGTGACGTTACCTTGCTGGGTGTAGTCGCCTTCATGGGTAATCGGCCCGACCAGGTGAATCCCGCCGCTGCTGATCAGTTCGGTGGTGCCACCCTGAGGCAATTGCGCGCGTAACTGGTGAGCCACGCTGTCGTACTCGATCACCGCGCCGTCGCTGTAAGTTCGCCGATGCAAGCCAGCTTGGCCGGCATTGGCCGGGACCGCGTCACTGTAGATGCCGGTGATGACTACCGCGTTAGCCAATTGGCCGGACGGGCTCAGCAGAATCACCTGTTCATC